GAATTAGCGCTACACTTAATGGTTTTGGATTTACATCAAGTGGAACTGGAACAGCTGTCTGTAATTTTAGTGATGTAAATGAAATGTTTGTATTTAACCAAAGAGATGGTTCGGGTACTACACAAATAGATTTTAGAAATGGAAATGTTGAACGAGGTAAAATTCAATGGACTACGAGTGGAACAACTTATAACACAATTTCAGATTATAGGGTTAAAGAAAATTTAAAAGATTTTAATGGACTTGATAAAGTTTCTAAAATTAAAGTTTACGATTTTGACTGGATAGAATCAAAAAAACAAGATTATGGTGTTATGGCTCACGAACTTCAAGAAATTCTACCATTAGCAGTAACAGGAGAAAAAGATGGGAAAAAACTGCAAGGTGTTGATTATTCTAAAATCGTTCCTTTATTAGTTAAGTCAATACAAGAACTAAAAGCAGATAATGATAATTTAAGAGAAAGAATACAAACTTTAGAAAATCAGTAAAATAAGTAATAATAATAAATAAGTATAACAATATAATTTAATAATTTAATTTTAAAACCATGAGTGAAAACAAAATTACCCAAGAACAATTAGAAGAATTGCAAGGTTATGTAGGAAAACTAAATAACGCTGCATCGCAAATTGGAAACCTTGAATTACAAAAGCATCAAATTAATCATGCTGCTGCTGAAGTTCAATCTGATTTAAACAAATTCCAAGCAAAATTGGAAGAAAAGTACGGTAAAGTACAAATCAATATCCAAGACGGAACCTACAAACCAATTGAAGAAGAAGAAGTTGTAGAACCCGAAGTAGTAGAATAAAATCATGTCGCTGGTAAGAAAAATTAGTATAGGTAAAGACTATAAAAACGACGCTATGCACTACTCTGTAGGCCAAGAAGTTTATGGAGGTCATATTATTGATTCAATAGTGGAAGAGTCAGATAAGTTTTCTATTTATATTAAAAAAGGAAAAGAAGTATTACCGTGGAAAGATTTTAATAAAAACATGGCTATAGCCGTTGAATATAACTTACAATATTAATGCAAAGTTTATTTAGCTTTATAGTTAAACCTAAAAACGAAGAAGAAGATAATAAAAAATATATTGATGGTCAAGAACTAATTTTAAATTCAGAATTAGCCGACCATCGATATGTTAGTCGTACCGGAATTGTGACATCAATACCTAAATCAGAATCAACAGAAATACAAGTTGGAGATGAAGTTATTGTACATCACAATGTTTTTAGAAGATGGCACGATAACAGAGGTAAAGAAAAAAATAGCAGAAGCTATTATGAAGAAGATAAATATTTTGTAAACTCTGACCAAATATTTTTATATAAAAGAAATAATAAATGGAGTGCGCCAGAAGGATATTGCTTTCTGAAACCAATTGAATCTAATGATGTAATAGAAAAAGAAATACCATTTCGTGGTATTGTAAAATATTTAAATCAAGAACTTGATGATATAAAAGTGGGTGATTTAGTTGGTTTTATGCCTGGTGGTAAATATGAATTTATTATTGAAGGCGAAAGATTATACAGAATATTAACTAAATTTATAACCATTAAGTATGAACGTCAAGGAACAGAAAAAGAATATAATCCAAGCTGGTTATGAAGCAGTCAAAGAACTCATTAAAGTTGCTAAAGAACCGATTGTTGAAACTGATGATGATGTTTCAGCCGATCGACTCAAGAACGCTGCAGCCACTAAAAAGCTCGCAATATTCGATGCATTTGAGATCTTAAATAGAATTGAAATTGAGAAAGCATTATTAGAAGGTAAGAATATAGAAGAAAGAGCTGAGTCATTTAAAGGCTTTGCAGAAAGGAGATCTAAGTAATGTACAAGCAATCATTATATCGCGTTATAGAGCCTATAAAAATTAATACGATTAAAAGGCTTAATAAAGCAAAAAAGTGGAAATACGGATACGATAAAGACCACGACGTGGTTATTATCAGTAAGACTGGACAGATTGGTAATATATATAGTATACAAAATTTAAAAATAGCATTGCCCCCAGCACCAAAGAACTTAGATAAAGGAAATAATAAATGGAGTAAAATAGAGTATCCAAAAGAACTTTCAAAGTTAAAAACGATATTCGATTGGAAAGATTTACCGAATGAATTTAAAAATAAGTGGAATGCATATATTGATACAGAATTTAACAGACGCGATGAAGGTTATTGGTTCTATAACAAAGATGTTCCTACTTATATTACTGGCTCTCACTATATGTACTTGCAGTGGACTAAAATCGACGTGGGTGCTCCAGACTTCAGAGAAGCAAACAGATTATTCTTTATATTCTGGGAAGCTTGCAAAGCAGACGTTCGATGTTACGGAATGTGCTACCTCAAGAATAGACGGAGTGGCTTTTCATTCATGGCATCAGCAGAGACTGTTAACCAAGCTACCATCTCTTCAGACTCTAGGTTTGGGATATTATCAAAATCTGGTGCTGACGCCAAAAAAATGTTTACAGATAAGGTCGTTCCAATATCCGTTAATTACCCATTCTTTTTTAAACCAATACAGGATGGAATGGATAGACCTAAAACCGAATTGGCTTATCGTGTACCCGCAAGTAAGTTTACAAAGAAAAGTATACTCACGAAGCAAAGGGACGAGGAACTCGCGGGATTGGACACTACCATCGACTGGAAGAACACAGGAGACAACTCCTATGATGGCGAAAAGCTTTCGCTCTTGGTCCACGATGAAGCAGGAAAATGGGAGAGGCCCGAGAACATCCTCAACAACTGGCGTGTCACGAAAACCACGCTAAGATTAGGAAGTAGAGTTATTGGTAAATGTATGATGGGTTCAACAAGTAACTCATTAGACAAAGGTGGCGAAAACTTTAAAAAATTATACAATGACTCAGATGTTACAAAAAGAAACCGCAATGGACAGACTCGCTCAGGATTATATAGTTTGTTCATACCTATGGAATGGAACTTCGAAGGATTCATTGATTCTTTTGGAATACCTGTATTCAATACTCCCGAAGAGCCAGCTGAAGACAACCATGGGGAATACATTGATGTCGGAGTCATCGATCACTGGGAAAATGAAGTTGAAGGTTTAAAAGGAGATCAAGACGGTTTAAATGAATTTTATAGACAATTTCCAAGGACTGAAGAACACGCTTTCAGAGATGAAACTAAAAATAGCATATTTAATCTTGCTAGGATTTACGAACAGATTGATTTTAATGAAGAAGCTAGATACTCTGCTCTTGTCACTCAAGGAAGTTTTCAGTGGAAAAATGGGATCAAAGATACAGAAGTAGAATTTACACCAAATCCTAACGGAAGATTTAATGTAAGTTGGGTACCAGGTAAGAATTTACAAAATAGAGTAATAATAAAAAATGGAAGCAAGTATCCAGGAAACGAACATATTGGCGCTTTTGGCTGTGATAGCTATGATATATCCGGAACTACAGATGGTAAAGGTTCAAAGGGATCGCTTCACGGACTCACTAAATTCAGTATGGAATCGGTACCAGCAAATAGGTTTTTTCTGGAGTATATAGCGAGACCGCAAACAGCGGAAATGTTTTTTGAAGATATACTTATGGCATTACACTTTTATGGTATGCCATTACTTGCAGAAAATAATAAACCAAGATTATTATATTATTTAAAACGAAGAGGATACAGAGGTTATTCAATGAATAGACCTGATAAAGTTTGGAATAAGTTATCAGTGGCTGAAAAAGAAATAGGTGGTATACCAAACTCAAGTGAAGATATAAGACAAGCACATGCTGCAGCAATAGAAAGTTATATAAATTCTTATGTTGGGATTAAACATGACGGAGAATATGGTGATATATATTTTAATCAGACATTAAATGATTGGGCTAAATTTGATATAAATAAAAGAACAAAATTTGATGCAGCGATCAGTTCAGGATTAGCAATCATGGCATGTAATAAAAATTTATATACACCAAGAGCTGAAAAAATATTAAAAAATAAAGTTACGTTTAGTTTTTCTAAATATAATAATAAAGGAAACATTTCAAAAATAATACAATAAATGT